TACCGCAAAACATTATTGGTGTTGTAAACATCTTTGATATTGGAGATTCCTATTCTACCAACAATCTTTTCAATCTGAGATATCAAATTTCATTGAATGATCTATACGCATTCAATTCTACAAGTTATGCACCATACTATATGGCTCTGCAAAACGTAGCACTTGCCGAAGAACTATTTGTAGGCAAGCAAGCACTCAGATATAATCGTCATATCAATAAACTTTATATTGATATGGCATGGCTAGAAAAAACAACGGTTGGCGAATACGTTGTTGTTGAAGCATATCAATTAGTTGATCCTGAAGTCTATACAGACGTTTGGACTGATCGTTGGCTACAAAACTATGCTACACAATTGATCAAAAGACAATGGGGCGACAATCTCAAAAAATTCGAAGGCATGACAATGCCTGGCGGAGTTACATTTAACGGACAAAAAATCTGGGAAGAGGCAAACGAAGAAATACGTAAGTTAGAGGAAGAGATGATCAACACTTACTCTCTGCCTGTTTCAGACATGATCGGCTAATCACATGGCAAGAAATCGCTATTTTAATCAGTATAACACCAATACTGAGCAAAATGTTTTAGAAGACTTAATTATTGAATCCATCAAGACGTATGGCATTCAAGGCTATTACTTGCCTCGAACATTTCAAAATTTAGATCAAATCTATGGTGAAGATACTTTATCTAAATTTGAAGATGCGATTGAAATGGAATTGTTTGTAAAGAGTTTCGATGGTTTTCAAGGACAAGAAGACTTCATTTCAAAGTTTGGTCTACAGATTGATGAATCAATCACTTTTGTAGTTTCACAGAAAAGATTTGGACAGTCACTTAAAACATCTTTGCTAACAGAATACGGATACAATCTAATCAACGAAGATGGCGAACAACTTCTTTATGATGTATCAGACGCATGGGATTATGAAGCAATCATTCGTCCTCGCGAAGGCGACTTGATTTGGATACCTATGATGAAATACATGTATGAAATTAAGTTTACCGAAAACATTGAAAATTTCTTTCAGTTGGGCAAACTGTTTACATACGAATTGCGTTGCGATAGATTCGAATACTCTAGTGAAGAACTCAATACTGAAGTTGGAGATATTGATGGCATTGAAGATCAATACAGTCTATCAACCGCAAATCTAGAGAAAGCACTTCTTGAAGATGGAGACTTCATGCTCAACGAAGACGGCACATTCTTTGTCAAAGAAGGCGATACTGTTATTACATATGACGCAACAGCAGATAATGAAGCACTCGGAGAAAAACTTGTTGATGACGATGTTGTTGACTTTACCGAATTGAATCCATTTGCACTTACAAGGACTTACTAATTATGATGTTCGGTCACGATTATTATCACGGAACGCTTAGACGTTTTGTAATTATGTTTGGTAATCTCTTCAATGAGATTCAAATTGAACGCTATGATATAAGCGGCAACGTTGCACAAACTTTAAATGTTCCTATTGAGTATGGTCCAAAGCAGAAATTTTATCAAAGAATTTATGGCGATCCTACGCTGAACAGAGAAATTGCAGTTACAAATCCTAGATTAGGATTTGAATTTATGTCTATGTCATATGCGCCTAGTCGAAAGATTAATACTGCACATAAATTTGTCAAAGGACAAAACACAGGCGGTAACGATTTTGGTTTTACATACGCGCCAGTACCATATGACATGCAGTTTCAATTAAACGCATTTGTTAAAAACGCAGAAGATGGCACACAGATTGTAGAACAAATTGTTCCATTCTTCACGCCAGATTGGACAGTCACGATGAAGATTTTGCCTGATCTAGGCATCACAATGGACATTCCAATTGAACTCAATAGCGTAACTTCAGACGATCAATGGGAAGGTGACTTTGATAGTCGCAGAGTTTTAACTTGGCAGTTTGATTTTACTGTTAAAGGTTATCTATTCGGTCCTTTACAGAAATACAAATACATTGATAGAGCCGATGTTCGCACAAGAATTGAAGAAGCAATCATTACCACTCAAACATTTGAAGGTGATGCATCTTTTGAGATTACTGAAACTGTTACGGAGAATAATCATTTACTATGAAGAAGACAGTAGACGAAAAACTCAACGATATCTTTGATATTGTTCCAAATGTGCAACTTTCAACTACTGAGAAACCCTTAGTAGTTGTCGAAGAAACTACACAAGTTGACGATGACTATGAATATGCACGAAAGAATCTACGCACATTAATTGACAATGGCAAAGACGTAATGGAGAATTTAACTTTCTTAGCAAAAGAAGGTGAATCTCCAAGAGCATATGAAGTTGTCGGACAGTTAATCAAAACATTAGCAGAGACAAACAAAGACTTATTGAATCTTGCAAAAGCAAAAAAAGATATTCAACAGAAAAAAGACGAAGAACAATCAAGTCCAACTCACGTAACGAATGCATTATTCGTTGGAAGCACAGCAGAACTACAAAAATTGATATCTAAAAGATGAGTGTAAAACAATATCTAGGAAATGCAAATCTAAAGGCTGCCGGAGTACCACTTAATTTTACAAAAGAACAGATTGAAGAATATCTGAAATGTGCAAGCGATCCGATATACTTCATCGAAACTTATTGTAAGATTGTAACTCTGGACCATGGTCTTCAGCCATTCAAACTATACGAATGTCAGAAAAACAAAGTCAATGTGATTCACAACAATCGCAAAGTCATTCTGATGGAAGGGCGTCAGCAGGGCAAGACTACCACCTCTGCGGCGTATATCCTTTGGTATACCATTTTCCAGGAAAGCAAGACAGTTGCGATTCTTGCAAACAAGGCTACAGCCGCGCGAGAAGTATTGTATCGTTATCAAATAATGTATGAGAACCTTCCTGTTTGGCTACAGCAAGGTGTAACTACATGGAACAAAGGTGACATTGCACTCGAAAACGGATCAATTGTCTTCACAGCGGCAACAAGCGCATCAGGTATTCGTGGTAAGTCTGTAAACTTACTATACGTTGATGAGGCGGCGATCATTCCAAACAACATTGCTGAACAATTCTTCACCTCAGTCTATCCTACAATCTCTGCTGGTGAAACCACAAAGATTTTACTGTCATCTACACCTCTTGGGTACAATCATTTCTGGAAGTTTTGGAATGAAGCGGATCAAAATCTCAATGGATTTGTCAATCTGTTCATTCCGTATTGGGACATTCCTGGACGCACTAAAGAGTGGGCTGAAGAACAACGTAGATTGCTCGGTGAACTCAAATTCAACCAAGAAGTCTTGTGTAAATTCTTGGGTTCAAGTCTTACACTTGTTGCCGCAGACACAATTGCACAAATGTCACCAATTCCGACAATCTATAGCAAAGATGGACTTGATGTTTATGAATCTGCACAAAAAGATCACACTTATGTAATTGTCGCAGACACCGCAAAAGGTGTTGGTGAAGACTATTCCGCATTTCAAATCATTGATGCTACTCAGATGCCATATAAATTAGTCGGAAAATATAGGGACAACAAGATTAGTCCTCTACTTTATCCGTCAATCATTTACAAAGTAGCAAAAGAATTCAATGAAGCATACGTTCTTGTCGAAATCAATACGTCAGAACAAGTTGCAGAGATTCTCTACGGAGATTATGAATATGAAAATATCATATCTGTTACCAGAACCACTTCAGGACAAGTTGTCAACGGAGGTTTTGGTGGAGGTAAGACACAGTTGGGAGTAACTACGGACAAAAAAGTGAAGAGAATCGGTTGCTCAAACTTTAAATCTATGGTAGAAGAGAAAAAATTATTAATACATGATGCAGATACAATTTCGGAAATATCTACTTTCATTCAAAGAAAGAATTCTTACATGGCGGACGAAGGTTATCATGATGACCTTGTCATGCCTTTAGTTTTATTTTCATGGCTGACAACAAATTCATATTTCAAAGAATTGACAAATGTGAATTTGAGAAAAGAATTATATGAAACTAGAATCAAAATGATCGAGGAAGAAGTGACGCCTTTTGGCTTTATAAATAACGGTGATGATGAAAATGATCAAAAGATCATAGACAGCACAGGGCAAGTTTGGTATGAGGACAGATACAAATCCGATTTTTTATAAATAAAATGAAAATACCCGTATCAAACACATCATTATAAAAACAAGGAGAAATCAATGGCTATAAGTCTCATCTCACCAGGAATCAAGATCACCGAACAAGACCTTGTTTCCTCACAAGCCACCGTTGCAACAACAACAGGTGCATTTTCAGGACAATTCCGTTGGGGACCTATTGAAAAAGCAACTCCAGTTCAGTCTGAGGCTGATCTAGTAGCACAATTTGGTAAACCAAACTCAACAAACGCAGTTGACTTTTTGTCTGCGGCTAACTACCTTGGCTATTCAGCGCCTTTGTATGTCGTTCGTGTTGCAAACACAGCATTGAACGCTACCGCTGAAGCAACTACAGGTTCAGGCACAGCAGGTACTGGTCAACTCATCAAGAACGAAGATGTGTATATTAATACAGCATCATTCAACGTTGGTCCTTGGGTTGCTAAGTATGCTGGCGCACTCGGAAACTCTCTAAAAGTTTCTACTTGCCCATCTTCAAGCGCATGGCAGTCTAACCTGACAGGTACATTCACAGTAACAGCAGGTGCTACAGCAGTTGTTGGTGCAGGTTCTGCGGCTAACACCGAACTAACAGTCGGTGACTTGTTCGTTTGCGAAGGTCGTGCAATCAAAGTTGCATCTATCACAAACACAACTCACTTCACCCTTGCTTCTGCACACTTAACAGGTGCTTCAGGTGCTACAGCAGTTCGCCGTTGGGAATATTTCAACGAATTTGATGGTGCGCCAGGCACATCATTATACGCTTCAACAAGAGGCGGTTCTGGTGACGAAATGCACATCGTTGTAGTTGACCAAGATGGTGATGTTACTGGCTCAGGTGATACAGTTCTTGAGAAGTATGCACTTGTTTCTAAGGCATCTGATGCAAGAGCAGACAACGGTGGTACAAACTATTACAAAGATGTTGTCAACAATACTTCAGGATATGTTTACTGGACAGATCACGAAAATGCTGGTTCAAATTGGGGTAACACAGCATCAGGCACAACATTCACATCGGTGACTGTTCCAAAGAACTACAGCCTTGCTGGTGGTTCAGATGGTGCATCATTAACTGATGGTGATAGAACAACAGGTTATCTGAAATTTGCTAACAAAGCAGATGTTCCATCTCCAATCATTGTTGCAGGTCAAGCAAATGCTACAGTTGCTAATCGAATCATCGGTGACGTAGCAGAAGTTCGTAAAGATGCAGTTGTTTGCGTATCTCCACTAAGAGCAAACGTAGTAAACAATGCAGGCGCAGAAGCAACTTCTATTCTGTCATGGGCAGACACAGTTACACGTTCTACATACGCAATTGCAGATAGCGGTTGGAAGTATCAGTATGATCGTTACAACGATAACTACATCTATGTTCCTCTGAACGCAGACGTAGCAGGTTGCATTGGTAGAAACGATTCAGTTCGTGAGCCATGGCTGTCACCAGCAGGCTACACAAACGGCAACATTCAGAATCTAGTTCGTCTTGCTTTCAATCCTAACCAGACTGAAAGAGATTCTCTATACAAGGCAGCCATTAACCCAGTTCTGACGCAAGTTGGTAAGGGCACAGTTCTATTTGGCGATAAGACATTCACAGTTAAGAACACTTCATTGAATCGCGTTAACGTTCGTAAGTTGTTCATTGAACTTCAGAACACAATTGGCAACGCAGCCGAAAATGTTTTGTTTGATCAAAACGATGCGATTACAAGAAACAACTTTGTTAACTTAGTTGTTCCATATCTGCGTAGCGTTCAGGCTCGTAGAGGTATTACAGCGTTCCGTGTTGTTTGCGATGAAAGCAACAATCCAGAATCAGTTGTAAATTCAAATGAATTTGTTTGCGACATTTTCGTTCAGCCAATTCGTTCAGTCAACTTCGTCCAACTTAACTTTGTTTCTGTAAGAGGAACCGCAACATTTACTGAAATCGCCGGCTAAATAATAGAAACTTAAGGAGACAAAAAAGATGGCAATTACGACAATATCAAGTCTCGCTAACGCTATTAAAACCGGTGCACGTTCTAATCTGTTCCGAGTGACACCATCATTCGGAACAGAATTACAGACTACTGGTAATGCGACAGACGAAGAATTTAGTTTTCTATGCAAGGCGGCTCAGTTGCCTGGCTCAACAGTAGGACTGATTGAAATTCCATTCATGGCAGGTAGAAGATACAAGGTTGCTGGCGACAGAACCTTTGCTGAATGGACAGTCACAGTTCTTAACGATAAGAATCAAAAAGTTCGTCAATTAGTTGAAGACATTCAAAAGAAATATTCTGTTGTTAACTATGAAGAAACATTCTCTAAAGAGGTAGATGATTCTTCATTAGGCACACAATATTCAACGATGTTGATTGAGCAATTAGATCAAGCAGGTAATGTGGTTTACTCATATAAACTAGAACATTGCTGGCCTAGTGACATTAGCACAATCGACTTGTCATATGATACAACAGACACCATTGAAGAATTTACTGTGACTTGGTCTTATGACTACTTCACAGCAATAGAATAATGACAGGGGAAAGATATGGCAACAACAAACGATGAAATTTTTAGTATTTCGAAATTTAGACAGACGCTAGGCACTGGCGCTAGAGCAAACCTTTTCCGCTGTTTCATTACTGCGCCAACAGGTTTATCTGATTCGGCAGGAATTTTTGCAGAAGAAAGTAAGTTTTCTTTCTTATGCCGTTCCGCTGCCATTCCAGCAATGTCTGTTGGTGTAATTGAAGTTCCATTCAGAGGACGTAGAATTAAAGTTCCTGGAGATAGAACATTTGCAGACTGGACAGTAACCGTTATCAATGACGAAAAGCAAGATATGCGTAAAGTCATGGATAACTGGATGAAGTTTATTATCAATCCAGACGGAGAATTAGCACTCAGAGACACAACTGAAGATTACCGTTCAACAATTGAAATTCATCACTACAGAGGCGATGGTACAACTAGCAGAATTTATGCTTTGTATAACGCATTCCCAACTGATGTTTCTGCAATTGATTTGTCTTATGACACAACGGATGCTATTCAAGAATTTACAGTAACCTTCCAATACACTCATATGGATATGGGAGGCACTAGCGATTCTGGTAACGCTACTGCACCAACGTCAATTGCAACTTCATAAATTGGCTCAAACGCAATCATATAAATAGTTGCGTAATAGTCAAACAAACACAAATGGGGGCTATTACGCCCCCATTTTTTTAGGAAGATAACATGGCGATAAAATTATTTGGATATAAAATTGGTAAAGAAGAAGATGTACCAGAGGTAACATCTTTCGTACCACCTAAAGAAGATGATGGCTCGGTAGCAGTCTCAGGCGGTGGTGTATATGGAATCTATACTGATCTTGAAGGCACAATTCGTAATGATGCAGATTTAATTAAGCGTTA